CAATTCAAAAGAAGTCGAAAAAAGATTGTTAAAAATGATTGCCCCCCTCCCGGTAGAAATACCTATAGGCCCCGGTGAAAGTACCGATACCCCCCCCGGTAAAAACACCGAGGATATAATATATAAAAAAGATAATATAGATAATAAAAGAATATATGGCAATGTTCCTGCGGAACAATTGCCGAATGATTCTAATGATAGAAGTCTTAAAGCATGGAGTGAAGTAATTTTAAATAACCCCTCCAAAATTAATTTAAATAAAACCCTCCAAAGAAAAGCAACAAAAGTTCTTTCCAGACTTAATCAACTTGGTTCCAAACCAAGAGGGTTCCGGCCAGTCCCTGAAAATTTGAAATATATAATATCCCGCCTGAAGGATGGATTTTCCGTACAGGATTGTTTCCAAGTTCTTGAAACAAAAATCCATGATCCTTGGTTTGAAGAAAATCCAAAACTTTATAATCCAGAAACATTATTCCGCCCCAAAAACTTCGAAAAATACCTGAATGAAAAAGTACAGGACTATGAAAAGAAACAACCAGGGGTAGCCAATGGCTCAGGCATCTCCGGCAATATTGATTATTCACTCAGGCCAGGAAGAGACAAAAAAATAAAAGTCGACAAAACCAATTGGGGGAAATACGATAATGAATGATTTTGAAGATAAATTCCAAGAAGAAGTCAAAAACCAAAAATGTCAATGCGGGGATAAAGTAAGTTTCGGCTGCAACGATCAATGCCGGCTTTGCTACTATACCAATAAATTTCAATCCAAAAGTATCTTGACCCATCTTATCGATGCCGGCACCCCATCAAAAACGGCCCGTAGAGCGATGAGGATAGCCCAGGACGCAGCTGAAAAGGAATGGTCGGTCCTTCCTATCTCTATCCAAGAAAACTTCAAACAGAGCCTATTCCTATCCGGAGAAGCCAGGCAGGGGAAAACGACCGCGGCGGTCTGCTCCATGCTCTATCATATGGAACAATACAATATGGTCAAGGAGCACCTGAATCCCAGAGCTACCTTTCTTTTTGAATCGTCTCCGCAGTTGATCCAGAATCTTCAGAAATCATTTAAACTCTCCGCCGGGGAAGAGCAGGCAATCATGGATAGATACAAGAATGTGGATTTTCTGATCTTGGATGATTTTGGAGTGGAGAAACCAACTGAGTGGGCTTTCACGGTAATGTATTTGATTCTGACCCATCGATACGAAGAGGATAAACAAACTATTTTTACCAGTAATTTCAATATTGACCAGATTGCTAAACGCTATGGAGATGAGCGATTGACCCGCAGGATCATGGATTGGTGTAATATTTTTGAATTGGCGTAAAATAAATCAGCAGAAAACTGATTGAAAAAGTATAATAGGATAGAAGAAAGATCAAAAGTAATTGAAATTAACCAATATCTGGAAATTAAATGTTTCATTTCTATCATATAGATTGGAGTGGCGAATGGGATTTTACGCGGGCTGTCTCAGCAGCTTGGCCGCGACCATTGCTCTCCGATAAACCAGGTCTGCTTGGCATCCGCCCCGAAAAGCGGGCCAGACCACGCCAACAAGATTATGGCTAGCTTCAAGCGCCGGCCAGACTGAGACTGCCCATTTGCGGCGCAAACATAAGTAGCAAGATACTAGAATATAATCTTCTGAGGAGTACTCAAAGACCCCATACCTGTAAAGGATGGGGTTGAGGCAGTGAATGAGCATGGTGGCGGAATGGCAGACGCTAAACTATGGGGTCATGCGGGATCGGAGACAGAGCCTTGCTGTAAGACAAGTCAGGTAAACACTCGGGAAGCAAGGGCGGTCCAAAAACTTGATGAAAATATTAACCAATGTCCCACTGATGTGGTGCTGACTAACATCAAGCATATGCAAGCTGCAGGTTCAAGTCCTGCCCATGCTCGCAATTATTTATTTTGAGGACGAGTACAAGCCAATTCAATCTAGGATAGGAGGTAGCGCCATGTAGAGCCCCTAAAAAGGGCAAGCAAGAAATCACACAGGCGATAGCCAACTAAGCAACAGATCACAATCTGATCGGCCCAAAAAGAGCAGGCGCTCAGCAAAGGGCTTGCCCCATACCTTCCAAGGTTGGGGCTTTTGTGGTAAAAACAAAATCACTTCAAAATTCATAAGGAGACCAAAGTGAAAGACGATGATTGTACCCCTCTTGATGGAATGGTATGGTGGGCAAAATGTTTTTGGTTCGTATATCTCACTTTGTCAACGACTATTATAGTTTGTGGAATAATTTATTTAAAACAACTTATCTGGGGATAAAATGAACGTAAATACGAATCATTTAGTGAATGTTGAATATGATGCTCCAGCACCAGAAGGATATGATTTATTGCCAGGAGGATTGAATCGTGCTGCCCGGAGGAAATTGGGCAAAGATAATAGTGCTTATGTCAGCAAAACCTCCGGTGGAAAATTATCTCGATGGGCAGCTAAACAAAGAAAAATCAAAAATGGAATAAACAAGAAATCATGAAAATCTGTTCTGATAAATGCCCATTAGATGATTGTTGTGAAGGGGCTTGTTTTCATCCGGAGATGAGGATCGATGCCCCTGGTGAAATTGGAATGAATACCCCTGAACCTCCACCAATCAAAAATAATCATCCAGCCGTCTGGGATCTGGTTCAAAAGGACATGGAAGAACGGGATGAGATTGGTAAGCAGAAGTATAATACCCGGCTGCAGCCTTTCAATGGCCGAGATCCTCTGGTGGATGCATATCAGGAAGTTCTGGATTTGGCGGTATATTTGCGCCAGGCTATTTATGAGCGGGACTACCCAAAATGTATGGTTTGCGGGAAACCAGCAACAAACTTTAGCAGGGATGTTCGAGAACTCCCGCCGGATGAAAGCGGATTTAAAACTATTGTTCCGGGTTTAATAAACGCCGGTTGTAATGATCATCCTGTTGATTAAAAAAAGGGAAAGCCATGAAAATAATCAAACCAAGCGTTCAGTTTTTCGGAACAGTACCGACAGAATACAATGCCGCCCTCAAGTTCATTGAGATGGCCGGCAGAACTTGTTATAAGTCAGAAGACAAGATCACTGAAGATAGCGCAGAAGGATTTGTTAAGAAATTGATCAAGGCTGGGCATCTGGCTATGGTTGAACATTCGAATTTTGTAGTGAAAATACGTAATGTTGAGTGCGATTGGGAATCAATAGACTTACCAAATAAATATCTCAATGGCCTTGAAGATACGGTGACCGATTGCGCTTATGTTGGTGGTAATTTGACCGCTTGGTTCAATGCTGTAACTTTAGAAGGCTTCTCCCCAATATTTGACCCATTCTGCGAATTATATGATGAATTATTCAACTTAGGTTTTACCGAAGGCGGCACTGATCATTGGCAACCCTGCCCTCACGACGAAATTCCCAAAGAACTCCACAGATACAGTGCCAAGATCATCTGTGATCGCGGAGTCAGTCATGAGTTGGTGCGTCACCGACCTTGTTCTTTTGCACAAGAAAGTACTAGGTATGTGAATTACGGCGGCAAGGATATGGAATTTATTGAGCCGGCTTACCCTAGTGAGTGGAATTTTTCTGCATACAGAGCTTTTGATAGAGTCTGTAAAGATGCAGAATACTACTACAACTTGCTACTTGATAATGGTCTCAACCCACAACAAGCCCGAGCAGTCCTGCCTAATGCTCTTAAGACCGAGATTGTGGTTACGGCCGATGCAGCCGAGTGGTCACATATCAGAAAGCTACGAACAGCTAAGTCGGCTCATCCTGATATGCAGCGAGTTATGAACATGATGCCTTGGGAGGAGTTTTTGAATGATTGATCTGAAACAGAAAGAACTAAAGGAATGGCAAGAGCGAAACTTTCCCCGCTCCCGATATGAAGCAATGACCAAGGACCAACTTATTGATATGATCCTTGCCATGCAGTTTACCCTTGGAATGGCCGAAGAGGTTGGTGAAGTAGCGTACCATATCCTGAAAGGAATCCAGGCAATCAGGGGCGGGATTAATGGGTTCAATATTAATCAGATTGCCGATGGAGTAGTCGATTCTGGGGTATTTGGTCAGCAACTTCTTTCGCACTTTGGTGTTGATTCAGAAAAAGAAACTTCCAAGGTTATCGATGAAGTGTTGAAGCGGGATTGGAAAGAAGATCCGAGCGGGGGAAATATGGGGGTGCCAATTCAACAAATTTCAAATGATAAATTGGTCGAAGTTTGTGATAAATGCTCCAGGGCTTGTTGTTGGTATGGGGAGTTTATGTGCGATGATGCGTATGGCGCTGGGACTAAAATATTAGCCATTTCTGAATTAAAAAAACTGGAGAATGAAAATGAACATTATTGGTCGGATGAATATATGATCAAAATATTTGGTGAGCCGGCTCCGTTTGGATACAAGAAGGAAATGACCCGGCGTATTCCGGTTTGATTAATGAGTTCCCAATTCATCGAACGCCGCATTGCCATCGGCCTCATTACCAACGACCAATACCTGCGGGAAATAGCCCCCGTATTTAATGCCGATCTCCTCAAGGATGAAGCGGCAAAAAAGATTGCCTCCTGGTGCATCCGCTATTTCAATAAGCACGGAAAAGCACCCCTGGAAGATATCGGGATCATCTTCGAATCATATACCAGGAGGGGGAAACTCAATCAGGAAGAATCGGAGGATATTGGTAGCATCCTTGACGACCTCAGTGATGAATATCAAACCCAGGCCGAGAACAACCCGGAGGTCCTGATTGACGAAACTTTCGCATACTTCGATGAAAACAGGCTAGTTCGCCTGGCGGATGATATCAAGGCCGAGGCCCAGCGGGGGAACCTGTTAGAGGCCAATGTACTGCTTGCTACTAATAAGCAAATTCAACGGGCGGTAAATATAAACCATGACTTCTTCGCCGATGATATTACCAGGACGCAAAAAATATTTGAAGACATCCAGGAGCCAATTGTCGAATACCCTGGTAAGCTCGGGCAACTCTGGAACCGGCATTTCGTTCGTGGAGGTTTTGTTGGATTACTCGGCCCTGAAAAAACTGGAAAAACATGGTGGCTGGCAGACATTGGATTCCAGGCCCAACGAACCGGTAAAAAAGTAGCCTTCTTTGCGGCCGGGGATATGAACCGGGAGGAAATGGAACTCCGGAAATATATCTATATGGCCAGGAAATCCAACGAACTTGAATATTGCGGGCAATTGATGATCCCGGTGGTTGATTGTTTCTGGAATCAGAATGGTCAATGTCCGGCTGGTTGCGGTGAATCGCCAATCCGGGGAGATAAACCACCGGCCTTCAAGGATCTCCAACAAGTTTATAGCGATGCTTTTGAACAATATGGAAGTGACCATACCCCATGCACCAAATGCCAGGGCAAAAAAGAATTCCTAGGTGCCCCATGGTTCAAGCTCCGAGATAAAATAGTCCCCCTGAACTGGAAAGAGGCATATAATATTGAGCGAAAATTCCAAAAACGATTTCGTGGGGCTGGTTGGAACTTTGCCGATTATCCGGCTTATACCCTCAGTCCGAAAATGATTGATAATCAATTGGCCATCTGGCACGAAGGCGGCTTTACAGCCGATGTTGTGTTGATTGATTATCCGGATATCATGGCCCCAGACCTGGAAGACCAGCGAATGGATTTCCGGCAGAAAGAGAATATGAAGTGGTTGAAGATCCGGGCGTTGGCCCATAAGTGGCATTGCCTCGTTGTTTGCCCTACACAAGCCGATGGAGCCAGTTATGGCAAGGACTGGCTGGATCTCTCCAACTACAGCGAGGATAAGCGAAAGTACAGCCATACAACGGCCTTCTTTGGTCTCAATCAAACCGATGGGGAAGCCGAGTTGGGGCTATTCAGGATTAATCAATTAATTGTTCGAAGTGGAAAGCGAGGAAAGAAGTATGCAACTATTTGCCAGCGGCTCGAAATGGGTCGGCCATTTCTAGGATCATATTAAAAGGAGAGGATATGTCAATCACAGTAACCAAGAAGTTTAGTTTTTGTTATGCTCACCACTTGCCGGAGTATGATGGAGACTGCTCCCGTGTTCATGGCCACAATAGTGCCGTTGAGGTCGAATTCACCAATGAGTATGGTCAGCTGCCAAGACCATATCCGGGCATGGTAGTCGACTTCAAGGATATCAAGAAAATTGTCGGGCCGATTATTGATCAGCTTGATCATCGGTATTTGAATGATATTCTTGACCCCTTTAATCCCACCGCCGAGACCATTGCAAATTGGATTGCCGGCCGGATAATGGAGACCCCACTTGGTCCGGGATTGATCAGGGTGCAGGTTTCGGAAACTGACGATTCTTTTGCCACCTGGAGAAAAGCATGAAAACGAAGATTAATATCATGTCAATTTTCTTTTCAATCTCCGGAGAGGTCAATATCTGGCCGCAAGGAGCCCCGACCATATTCATTCGTTTTGCTGGTTGCAATTTGGCTTGCCACTATTGCGATACCAAACAATCAATCAATGCTGCCGGTACCCAGATGACTGTCGAAGAAATAGTCGAGCAGGTCAAATCTTTTGATTGTCAGCGGGTTTTGATCACCGGCGGGGAACCCCTATTACAAAAGAATGGTCTACAGGCATTAATCAGAGAACTTGATATCCAGGGATATGTGACTAGTGTTGAAACAAATGGATCTCTTCCCCTGGATATCCTTCCTGAGCATCCGGATTGCTGGGTGGTCGATATCAAGATGCCGGGGAGTGGATATTTTGATTCTATGATCCTGCCGGAAAAACACCTGGAAGATGCCGAAGTCTGGGATAATTTGATTTTCAAATTCCCAATTGAGAATGAACGAGACTTCCAAACCGCGGCCGATATTATAAAGGATCTGAGCGAACACGCGGCCGGATTCGCTCTTTCCCCGATTTCCCCCTTGACTGCAATTGAATTATGGGGATGGATGGTCAGAGCCGGATTGACTCATTGTATCCTAAATACCCAGATTCATAAGTTTTTAAAATTAGAATAGACTGCCGGCAGAATTATTTTGCCGGAATGTAAAATATTTCCGTAGAAAATCATTCGAAAACAGTATAATAGGATAGAAGATAAAAATGGTCAGTGTGATCATTTGCCAGGATTTCCAAACCAAGAATAAAGGAGAATTGCCATGAGTGAACCCAAACGCCCCGAATTGATTGCTGCCGCAAAGGAATTGAACACCCTGCTGGACCCCGATCCCAAGATCAAGACGGTCGGCGTAAAGACTGATGAATTGACCAAGGCTATTGTGGTAGCGGCCGGCCTGCTCGATAAGGGGGATTCCCTGACGACCGAAACCCACGCCGTCCTCTGCGCCCTGGAAGTTGAGTTACCGGAAGGCCTGGTCATTGCCGCTGCCGATGCGGATGATGAAAATGGCGATAATGCCCAGGAAGAGAAAAAGCCCGAGCCGGCAATTGAGCGGGAAGACCTGGTTGCCCTGATCGAAGAAATGAACAAGGTCATGGATCTGGACCCGGCAATCGAAGCCAGTGAGAAATCAAGCATCGACGGTCTCAAGAAACTGATCCATGATAATTGCTACGATAAGGGCGAGTGCCAGGTCTTTGATACCGACAAATTCAGCCCCGAAGCATGGGAAACCTTGACGGTCCTGGGTGTCCGGCCGGTAGTTACCAAGAAGGCCAAGGATAAGCCGGCAAAAGCCGAGAAGGCAGAAAAGCCCGCCAAGGCCGGAAAAGCGGAGAAGGCTGAGAAGCCGGCAAAGGCCAAGAAAGAGAAAAAGGAAAAATCCCCCGGCACCCCTTCCAATAAGCGGATTGTTTATGACCTCTTTGCGGCCGGCGAGAAGGATCAGGCAAAAATGCTGAAAGCCACGAATGATGCTGTATCCGCCACGACCATCAAGATTTGGATCTCCATGTGGGCCAAGGGTAAAAACCTGCCGGCAGGTATCAAAGCCGCCGAATGAAACGAATAGCCTTCATAGGTTGTTCAAAGAGGAAGAAAACCTCCCCCTGCCAGGCAAAGGACCTGTATCAGGGGGAGTTGTTTAAAAAATCTCTTCGTTATTGCCAACAAGAAAAATTCGACGAAATATATATTCTGTCTGCCAAATATGGATTGGTCTTTTTACAAGATATCATCCAGCCGTACGAAAAAACCCTGAATACATTTACAGAAGACGAAAAGAAAAATTGGTCCGATAAAGTAAAACAACAAATTTTAGAAAAGAATATTTCCGGGGAATTTTGGTTCTTTTGCGGAAGCAATTACCATAAACATTTTGAAGGTGAAAAACCTTTATTTGGTTTATCCCTTGGATATCAATTAAACTGGTTCAATCAAAAATTAAAAAAGGGGTTCAATCTATGAAAATCGTCTTATCGCTATCCGGCGGGATGGATTCCGCCGCCCTGCTCGGGACCCTGCTCGGGACTGGCCATGAAGTTTTTGCCGTCTCTTTCTTCTATGGTTCCAAGCACAATCAGTATGAATTGGAAGCCGCCCGGAAGCTGACCGAGCATTATGGTATAAAGCGGCAGTCAATGGATATCTCCGGGATCTTCGCCGGGTTCAAGTCGGCCCTGCTGAAAGAGGATTCCCGGTCGATCCCGGAAGGTCATTATGAAGACCGTACTATGGTACAAACGGTCGTACCTGGGCGGAATATGATCTTCTCGGCTATCCTTGCGGGGTTGGCCCAATCATTCGAGTACGACGCGGTAGCGCTCGGTATCCATGCAGGGGATCATACCATCTATCCGGATTGCCGGCCAGTCTTCAAAGAAAGCATGGATCTGGCCATTAAAACCGCTTCTGAGTATTCGGTTTCCTTGTATGCCCCTTTCCTGGGAATGAGCAAGGGAGATATCGTCAAGGTCGGGATGGAGCACAAAGTTCCTTTTAAATTGACCCGCACCTGTTATAAGGATCAGTCTTTGTCTTGTGGAAAATGTGGATCATGTACCGAAAGATTGGAAGCATTCGCCGAGAATGGCCTGGTTGATCCGATTCAGTATGCGGTAAAGTAAATAGGAGGCTCCGTGAAAAGAATTATTACAAATGAAGAAGTAGAACTTGCTTGCCTGCCAATAATAAAATCAATCCCAAAAGATGAACTAGGGTTTGGTGGGCCGAGTTTTTATGGTGTGCCGCGCGGAGGAATTGCCCCTGCATATATGCTGGCCGGATTAACCGATGGTTCCGTAGCGGATCATCCTAAAAAAGCCGACTATATTATTGATGACCTGATTGATTCCGGCAGTACCCGAGATCGATACGCCAAACTCTATCCCGACACTCCATTCATTACTCTTTTTGAAAAAACCGATCCGATGGAATGGCTGGTCTTCCCCTGGGAAGTTACCGAGCAGGGCCATGACACCTCTGCGGAAGATATCCCATCTCGTTTTTTAGAATTTATCGGAGAGGATTTAAATCGGGATGGATTAAAAGAAACTCCAAAACGAATGATTAAAGCCTGGAAAGAAATTTTCAGCGGATATGAACAAAATCCATCTGATGTTATAAAAACTTTCGAATCAGATGGATATGATCAAATAGTCCTTTTACGGGATATTGAATTATATTCCATGTGCGAACATCACGCATTACCATTTGTAGGCCGGGCACATGTCGCATATATTCCTGGAGGCAAGGTTATCGGTATTTCAAAGCTCGCAAGACTGATTGATATCTTTTCCAAAAGATTACAAATTCAAGAAAGAATAGGAGATCAGGTGACCTCAATTCTCATGAATGAATTGAATGCCCAGGGAGCCGCCTGCATAATTGAAGCAGATCATTTCTGTATCAGAATGAGGGGCGTCGGAAAGCAGCATTCTACTATGGTAACCTCTTCAATGAAAGGCGTATTTTTAACTAAGCCTGAAGCAAGATCCGAGTTATTGAGTTTGATCCGGTCATGAAAATTTACCTGGCCGGCAATACCCCTGATCGAGTAAAAGAAGAAAAGTTATTTCGAAAGAATGGAATTTGCCCCCCCGCAGACTCATGGCTTATCATTATCTCATCTGTGATAAATCGGTAATGGAGATGTTTAAATATTTCATCCAAGGTTCCATCCAGAAAAAGAAATGAAGATTTATTTAGCCGGGGTTCCGGGGGGGGCAGTCCCGGGTATTGCAAAAGGGAGATTGAACTGATTGATAAAAATCTATTTAAAACCAGATTACATTCTTTTTATCATCTAAAAATCACGAATAATAGTATAATAAAGCAGAAGAAAAAGAAGTCGTAAACCATGAAAATCAACTTTGCCGGCACCCCAGGAACGAGAGAGAGAGAGAGAGAGGAAATGGCAAAGCCTGATTAACAAGCGCCTCCTCTCTTTCTGGGATATTTCTCAAAATCAATTTAACATACCATTTGCCTTCGAATTATCTATGGAAACTAAAGTCGACATCTTCCTTGACTCCGGCGCTTTCTCCGCATTTACCCAGGGCGTAGAAATCGATATTAACGAGTATATCGAATTCATAAAAGCCCATAAGGATCACCTTGAGGTATATGCCAATCTTGATGTTATTGGTTCCCCGGAAGGCACATGGCGGAATCAGCGGCGCATGGAGAAGGCCGGGGTCAATCCCCTCCCCTGTTTCCATTATGGCGAAGATCCCAAGTGGCTGCAGATGTATTTATCCAGGGGCTACGACTATATTGCCCTTGGCGGCATGGTTCCTATCTCAACCCCTGATCTGAGAATATGGCTGGATGATATCTGGAAAAATTACCTGACCGATAAAGACGGGATGCCGATTATCAAGGTGCATGGGTTTGGATTGACCAGCAACTCCTTGATGCGGCGATATCCCTGGTGGTCGGTAGATAGTACGAGCTGGGTAATGACTGGCCGGATGGGCGGGGTATATGTCCCGAAATTCAAGGACGGCAAATACGACTATTCAGAAGACTGCTGGAAGGTCCAGGTCAGCAATCGCAGCCCAAGTAAAAACGAGGCCGGCAAACACCTGGAATCCTTTTCCCCAATTGCCCGGCAGAATATTGAAAAGTATTTTACCGCCAAAGGATTCAAGGTTGGAGTATCCAAATTTAGGACGGTTGATGCCAAATACGAATTAAAAGAAGATGAGAAATGGAATGGCAAGGAGGCTGGCGGAAAGAGGGAGGTCGAAAAAATAATCGAGGGCGGTCTCTCCAATGATTACAAGCAGCGAGATGAACTGAATATTATCTACTTTCTGGATCTGGAAAAGAACTGGCGGGCCTGGCCGTGGCCGTTTCAACCAAAGGTATCGAGGAGTTTTTCGTTATAATGCGCATTTACCTTGCAACTTGGCTCCTGGAGATATCACAAGGAGAATCCCTGACCAAAGCAAATGGCCGGCATTGCCTCTTGAGTTATTTTCACACCAAAGAAAAAGAAGCCGATTTTGATCAATACTGTAAAACCGGAACCAATAGAAACAATCAAAAAGATGAAAATATATCTGGCTGGCAACGGGGCGATGCCAAAAGAACAAAGAGAAAGTCTGTATAATGGTTGCCCCCCCCCGATTGAAGAGGCGGCTTTTATCATTCTTTGAAGTCCAGCCCGGAAGATTTTGTCATTCTCAATGGAATTGGTTACATGAAAATATACTTAGCAAGCATCGCACCAGGCCATGAGGGGGGGGCGGATCTTCCTGCTTTAAAAATCGATAAGCGCCTTTTATCATACCATCATATACTCGGGAATAACTTCGGTTCTACTATTGTATTTAACGCCTTAATAGGAGAAGAGCATGCAGTTAAAAAGAACGGAATTGATAGCCGCCCTGGAAGAAGTAAAGCCAGGACTCGCCCAGCGTGACATAATTGCGCAATCAACCAGCTTTGTTTTTGCTGGGGATTCAATCACAACTTTCAATGATGAGATATCTGTCTGGAAGCCATTCAAATCCGGAATCGAGGGAGCCGTCCGGGCCAATGAATTGTATTCCCTCCTTTCCAAGATCAAGGACGAGGAAATCGAAATTGGTATTGTTGAAAACGAACTGATCATCAAAGGGAAGCGGAGCAAGGCCGGCATCAAACTGGAAGCCGAAATAATGCTTCCGCTGGATGAAGTCGATATCGAACATACCAAATTTACCAAGCTGCCGGATAACTTCCTGAAGGCCATTTCCATTGCCAGTTACTGCGCCGCCAAGGATCTGAGTAAACCCCTTTTGACCTGTGTCTATATTGATGGCGAGGTCGTGACTGCTTCCGATGATTTCCGGATCATTCAAGTCAATTTTGATGCAGAGGTCAAATCCGAACCAATTCTGTTGCCGGCATCGGTTGTCAAATTCTTGGTTAAGTATGATGTCAAGCGTCTGTCCCATTCCCCCGGCTGGATTCATTTCCATGCCAATGCCTGTCCGGGCTTTCTTGACGGGCTGATTTTTTCAGCCCGGGTCCTGGCTGGCAAATTCCCAGAGGTTGAGCAATTCCTTGAAGTCAAAGGAAAGGAACTCCATTTCCCGGCCGGCGTTTTGGAAATGCTGGATCGGGCCGGGGTATTTACGGCGGATTCAGCAAGCGGTGATTTCGTATCGGTGATAGTCGAAGACCGAACCATGATCATCAAAGGGAAAGGGGATTATGGTTGGTTGGAAGAAACGGCCAATTGTAAATACAAAGGGGAGAAAATCGAGTTTGATGTTGACCCTTCTTTCCTGATTGATATCCTCAAGAATTTGCGGAAGTGCATTGTCGGGAATGGGGCTTTGTTATTTGAAGGGGATAATTTCAGGCATGTAGTTGCGCTGGTTGGGTGATATATGTTTTGTCACCTCCATCTCCACAATGAATACTCCGTCCTTGATGGGGTCGGGACTTCCAAACAATATGCCGCCCTGGCTAAAGAACTTGGACAAACTCATCTCGCAATATCAAACCATGGAAACATCGACGGCGCGATTGAACACCAGAAGCAATGCCTTGAAGCCGGGATAAAGCCAATTATCGGAGCAGAGATGTATCTTGTTCCGGATATGACCCAGAAACAGAAAGGGGAAACTCGCTACCATATAACTCTACTTGTCGAGAATCAAACCGGCTGGCGGAATCTTCTACAACTCCTGACCATTGCCAATATTGAAGGGTTCTACCACAGGCCCAGGATCGACCATAAAACCCTCCTGAAGCATATTGATGGCCTGGTAATCCTTTCGGCCTGCTCCATGTCTTATCTGCTCCTTGATGTCGAAAATTGGATGATCCTCGATTATATTGAGGCGCTTGGAAAGGATCGAGTTTTCCTGGAGGTCATGCCGCATGATATCCCCGAGCAGGTAAAAGTAAATAAATTGGCTTTGAAGATATCCAAAGAACTCGGGATTCAAATTGTAGCCACTAACGATGTTCATTATCCGACCAATGAGGCAACCAAACATCAAGAAGTACTCCTGGCCATCCAATCAAAAAGAACCTGGAATGATCCAAACAGGTGGAAATTTAATTGTACCGGCCTCTTTCTCCGCTCAGAAAAAGAAATGGTCGAGGCCTTCCAGGATCAAGGTGTTTTGACTGACCACGAGATCCGGAAGGCAATCCGGATGACTGGCAAGGTCGCCAGGCTTTGTGAAAACTTTCGGATTGAACAGCAAGAAGTATATCTGCCAAGCATCAAGAAATCTTTTAATGATGAATCAGAATTATTGTTTCTTGAAAATATGGTTTACAAGGGATTGAAAAGAAGAATCCGCGGGCGAACTTTCGAGGAATTGAAGCCATACAAAGAACGAATCGAAATGGAAATGAAACTGATCATCTCCAAGAAGTTCGTTCGCTACTTCCTCATCGTTTGGGATCTTATTCAATGGTGCCAAAAGAATAATGTAATGACTGGACCAGGGAGGGGGAGTGCTGGTGGATGCCTTGTTGCTTACCTATTGTATATTACTGATTGTGATCCCCTCATCTATGGTACAGAGTTCTTTCGGTTTATAGATATAAGCCGGTGTTTTATTGGAGGCACAAAAGTATTAATCAATAATGGGGTTAAAAATATTGAAGAAGCAAAAATCGGAGATATTGTTATAAATAAATATGGGGAAGAAGATGAAATTGAAAAGATTAGAAAATTTAATGTAAAAGAAAAACTTTTGAAAATTTATTTTGAGGATAAATTTATTATTTGCACTCAAGATCATAAATGGATAGTTAAGGATGAGAATGAAAATATAGTAGAAAAAATGGCGAAATATTTAAATCCCGATAAGGATAAACTAATAAGGATAAAATGATGAGAAGGAGGAATCTTCTAAAATCAGGAATTTATTGCATAAAAAATATTATCACCAATAAAATTTATATTGGTAGTTCAATAAATTTAAAAAACAGAATAAATGAACATAAGCGTTATTTAAGCAAGAAAACTCATCATAGCAGCCACCTACAAAGATCGTGGGATAAATATAAAGAAGAAGCATTTGAATTTAATATTATAGAAAGGGTTTGTAATGAAAAACTTTTAGAAAGGGAGCAATACTGGATTAATTTTTATAAGTCATCAAATAGAAAATTTGGTTATAATATTTGTCCGATTGCCGGAAATACCCTTGGGGTCAAAATGTCAGAGGAGGTCAAAAGGAAAACCTCCGAAAGAACCAAAGGGGAGAAAAATCCAATGTTCGGCAAAACACATACTCCAGAAGTTAGAAAAATATTATCTGATTTTCATACCGGATTAAAAGTAACTGATGAATTTAGAGAAAAAATGTCTATTGTAACAAACGGAGAAAACAATGGAATGTATGGCCGAAATCACTCGGTAGAAGCAAAAGAATCAATAGCAACGAAACTAAAACAAAGAGGCGGTTATTTAGGGGAGAAAAATCCTAATTACGGCAAAAAGTGGTCGATAGAACAAAGAAAGGCGATGAGTGAAAGGTTGTTATCAGAAAAGACTATGGCCGGAGACAATAACCCGAACGTAAAAATAAAAAGTTATAATTATCCAAAAATTCTAAACAGAATTAGAAATAAAGGGAGAAAAGCAATTCCATTTTTAGCAAAACATTTTGGAGTTTGTCCAGCTACCATAGATAATATATTAAAGAAGGTGGATTGTGAAAACTATTGAAATCAAAGAATCCATAAAAATTAAAAAAATAGAAGAGTTTGATTTTGAAGGGTTAGTCTATTCTTTAAAAGTTAAGAATGATCCGTCTTACTGTTTAGAAAACAAAATAATAACAAAAAATTGCGACCTTCCTGATATTGATATGGATTTTGAGGACATCCGCCGCGATGATGTTCGTAAATATCTTTCTGAAAAATATGGGGAGTATAATGTAGTTGGCCTTTCCAATTTCCTGACCATGAAAGGAAAGGGCGTACTTCGCGATGTAAGCCGCGTTTTCGATATCCCCTTATCAGAGGTCGACTTTGCCGCCAAGGCGATGGTAGAGGCCGAAGTAGGCCAGGAGATCGAGAAGTCTTTCAGTGAGGTTCCGGAGTGCCGGAGATTCGGTCAGAAATATCCAGAAGTGATTGAGGTTGCCCAATCCATCGAAGGACAGATCAGAGGCCATGGTCAGCATGCGGCCGGCGTCTGTATTTCCGAAAAGGATCTCCGGGAAGGTCACAATTGCAATCTCGTTACCCGGGCCGGTACCATAGTGGCCAATTGGGATATGAGGAATGCAGAGTATTGTGGTTTGATGAAACTGGATATCCTTGGACTTTCAGCCCTAACCATCTTGAATGAATGCCGACGGATGGTAAAACAGAATCACGGGATTGATATCAATTATAAAAAAATTACCTTCGATGATCCAAAAGTCTTTGCCGAAATATCCGAGGGCAATACGGTCGGGGCCTTCCAGATTGGTTCAAATGGCCTGACCAATTATTGCAAGGAACTCGGGGTTGAAAATTTTCAAATGCTCTATGCAGTAACGGCCTTGTGGCGTCCTGGTCCCATGCAATCAGGGATGACCGAGTTATATTCCAAGCGGAAACGGGAAAAGGCCAAGGTCGAAAAGATTCATCCTATTTTTGATAAACTGACGGAGGAAACATTCGGGGTCATTGTTTATCAGGAACAGGTCATGAAAGCGGTCAATCAATTGGCTGGCATCCCTATGTCAACTTGCAATAAGATCAGGAAGGTCATGGGCAAGAGTATGGGTCACGCCGCTTTCGATAAATATAAAGACGAGTTCCTGCAGGGTTGTAAAAATCAAGGAACGATCCCGGAAAAGAAGGCCATACAAATCTGGGATATGATGTCGAAATTCGGTGGTTACGGCTTCAATCTTTCTCATTCTGTAGAATATTCAATGATTACATATTGGGACATGTTTAGCAAAACATATTTCCCCAATGAGTTCCTTGCTTCCTGCCTGACCCTTGGAGATAAGACAAAAAACATTGAATATATCAGGGAAGCCAGGCGGCTTGGTTTGAAGATCAATCTGCCAAAAATTGGTATTTCAGATGCGGTCAAATGGAATTGTGACAAGAAAGGTAATTTGTATGCCCCATTTATTTCCATTAATGGCGTCGGCGAAACCGTAGCTGAAAAGATTGCTGCAGCCAAACTCGGGGAGAAGCAGCGGAAAGGCTTTTTCTCATCGACCCCAAGTGAAAAGATCCCCGGCGTGAATAAAAACGTAACCGCAATCCTGACCCAGATAAATGCATTTGATCCTGATTATGTGACAACAAGAGATGATCTGAAGAAGTTTAAATCACTATTTATTTTTTGAGGAAATATGAGCCTTTTTTGGTCACTCCATTGCCGGGATTGCTTCAATTGCAAACAGAAAGTTATCAAGACCGTCGAATCCCTTGAAGAATTTACCAGCCGGAAAGATAATGAGATCCGGAAGGGATGGAAAGAAAAACTCCTGAAGAATGGCCATCTTGAATTCTATTGGTGTGGTTTGGAAAGAAATACCCGCCTGCGAACTTCGCCACCCGGGCGAGGGGCAGAAAAAAGAACCGAAACAGAATTTTGTTCATTTATGGATAATTAAGGAGAGATAATGTCACTTGATACCAGATTTCGCCCGGCAACCCTGCAGCAGATGGTCGGCAATAAAACCACCATTGCGGCCATTCAAGGCCTTTTTGATCGCCGGGAAAACTTCCCCCATGCCTTACTTATTTCAGGCCCGACTGGCTGCGGGAAAACAACCATTGGTAGAATCATAACCAATATGTTGGGGGCCAAGAGCGATGACTACCGGGAGATCGATTCGGCACAATTCAATGGAATCGATACTGTCCGAGAAATCAAGAATCAGATGCGCTTCAAGCCCAGGCATCCCGAAAGCACCTGCAGAGTCTGGCTTATAGATGAGTGCCATATGCTCGGGACTGGCGGAGCTAGCGAGAAGAATAAGGCGCAGAACGCCATCCTGAAAATGCTTGAGGATGCCCCCAGCCATGTTTACTTCATTCTCTGCACTACCGATCCGCAACGTTTATTACCAACCGTCAGGGGCCGCTGTACCAGCTTTGAGGTATCAACAATTGACCGGGACTTGATGGCCGGCCTTGTTAAGAAGACCGCCAGGCGGGAGAAGTCGCCGGTATCGGATGCGGTCGTGGAGATGATTGTCGAGAAGGCCGGTGGTCACCCCCGCAATGCCATGAAGCTGCTGGAAAAAGTAATTGGCTTGACCGAAGAGCAGGCGCAGGAGATTATTGATGAGGAAGAACGGTTTACTTCAGAAGGAATCGAATTGTGCCGGGAGCTCCTGAAGGCAAAAAGCCAAACCTCCTGGTCAAAGATTGCGAAGATCTTGAGTGGCTTGAAGAACCAGGACGAGGAAGGTATCCGGCGACTGGTATTGAGTTATTGCAATTCAATCCTTTTGAAACAGAATAGCCTCCATGCTTTCCTGACCATGGATGAGTTCTCCCAGCCGTTTTATGATACCGGCAAGGCGGGGTTGACCCTGGCTTGTTACAAAGCGGTTTTCAATGACGAACGAACAGATATTCCTTTTTAATCGGTCAATCAAAAATAAATCGGCAGAAAACCGATTGAAAAAAGTATAATAGGATAGAAGATAAATTTGCTGGCGGAAGCTAGAAAGCATCTAGCGGTTGGTGTATGATAACGTGAGCCGCAGACCAATAATGAACGAACTTCGTTGTTGGTTTCATACCACCGATTGAAAAGCGGGTTAATTCAATAATTGCAGGTTCAAATCCTGTCCGCCGGCAACCAAATATGGAAATAGAAGTGGATGGTATCCACTCCCCCGCTAGCCCCGTGGGGAAAGAACAACGGCTCATCGCAGATAATTTGGAAATTCCGGAAACTCCAAATGGGACTGGGGTGGTGAGTGATAAATAACGGGGAGTTGAGCAGCAGTTCAGACCGGTTCGATTCCGGCCTATTTCCAACCTTCTTAAAAAGGAATCTAAAATGGAAACGACAGAAAATGAAATAGCCGAAAAGTTTGGCCTTGATCCTGCCGAGCTGGAAATTGATTTCGACCAACTCGATGTTGAGTGGGGCAAGCAGAATTCGGTCCTTGATAAGTACCTCAAGGCCTCCGCTTATTGCGAGAAGTTGGTCAGGAAGGCAGAAGAGAAAATCAAGTTCTTGCGATCTACTCTTGTCCTGGAAGTTTCTCAAGATCCGGACGGGTGCCTGGGTAAAGGTCAAAAAGCCACCGGAGCGACCATCGAAGCCTATTATCGGACCAATGATGATTACTTGGAAGCCAAGACGGAATGGATCGAAGCGCAATATATTTGCGATCTCGTCAACGGCCAGAAATCCAAGGCCTATAATCGAAAAACAATTCTTGAAGAGGCCACGAAGTTGAGTCTGGCCGGTTGGTTCTCGGCCCCATTGATTCCCCGGCCTCTCAAGGAATTGGTTCAAAAAATCGAGGAGGCAAAACTGAAAAGCACCGATGGCCTGGTAAGGGCCAAGGTTGATGAAAAGCGAGAACAAAGGAGGGCGCGGAGAAGTCGGCCACCCGTCGATGATGAATAATATTACAGCTTTGGAATCAGTAGGGCTGGGGGTATTTATCTGGATAGTATTCCCCATCTGGTTTTATATTGTCATTAAAATGGCTTCGACTGCTTGGTTCCGTGGCCAGTTCGATATTATAAAAGAAATGAATAGTTACACCAAAAGCAATCAAAACAACCATAAGGAGGTAAGTACAGATGGCAAGGAAGGAAACAAAGCGTAAATATGGTTCGGCAGCGGACCGGGCAAAAGCAGCGGCCGCAGTAGCCGGACCGGGAGGTGGGGGCGGGACGATGTTCCAGAATATCCCGCAAGGAACTCAATTTTACAGCCCTGAGGAGGGCAAAGCCACACTCAGAATTCTACCTTATGTAGTCAGCGACCCGAAGCATCCGGATGGTGAAATGGCCCCGGCCGGCGATATCTGGTACAAGCGTCCATTCAAGCGCTTCCGGCAGATCGGCCTCGACAAGAAGCCCTACATCAGCCCGAAGTCAATCGGCAAACCATGTCCCATAATAGAGTATTATTCCGCCGCCAAGGCCGATCCCTCGATCCCCGATAAGGAAGCGGATCGAGCCAAGCCGCAGGACATGGTCATGTATAATGTGCAGGTATTGGACCCCAAGACCAAAAAATGGTCAGATCCAATGTTCTGGTTCTTCTCGTACGCCTGCTTTGAAAAGCCATTCAAGAAAGAGTTGATGGACCCCGACAATGAGGAATATCTGACCTTCATGGATCTGGAAGGTGGATTTGATATCCGGGTTCGCTGGGAGAAGGAGTCTTTTGCCGGCCATGATTTCCTGGCTGCTGGAAACATTTCATTCATTGAGCGGGATGATCTTCCGGAAGAAATATTGGATGAAGTGATCAATCTGGATGAAGTTCTTGTTGTCAAATCTTACAAGGAGCTGCAGAATATCTTCCTTGAGATTGATGAGGAAGAGGATGACAAGGATGACAAGGATGATGACCAGCCGGAAGAAAAGCCGGCCCGGAGAAAGAAATCAGCAGATGCCGAAGAGGAGCCGGAAGAGAAACCAGCTAGGGGTCGCCGGCAAAAATCAGAACCCGAGCCGGAGGAAGATGAAGAAAAACCGGCCAGACGGACCAGGGCGAGCAAACGGGAAGAGCCTGAGGAAGAACCAGAACCGGAAAGGCCTGCACGCCGGGGCCGCAAGGTTGAGCCGGAAGATGAATGCCCGCATGGTTTCGTCTTTGGGGATGATTTTGATACCAAGGGGAAATGCACCAAGTGCAAGGTCTTTGACTCTTGCGAAGCGGAGTTCGATTCTCAAAGCAAACCGGCTGAAAAGCGGTCAGAAAAGGAGAGTAAATCAACTGCCGGTGCCGGCCGGAAGGGGAAAGCAAAGGTCGATGATGAAGATGAATGTCCGAGCGGCCATAAATTCGGTACCGATTGCGACAATAAACCAGAATGTAATGATTGCCCGAAATGGGATGCTTGCATGGACCGCCAGGAGGAAATGGAAGCCGGAAATTAACCGTTAACTTCAACAATCGGTAATAGAAAAGGGGCAGGGGAATTAACCTCTTGCCCCTTTTTAAATAGGAATTCAAGTCATGGCAGATAAAAAAATAAAACTCAATATTGGCAAACCAATCATTATTTCCGCTTCCGTTTCAAAAGAGCAATTGGAAATATTGGATCTTCTTTCCCTTCATCATCAGACTACCCGCTCTGCCATGTTCGCTAAACTCATAATTGATCATTCTGATATTGATGCTTCAATCCGGGCAATTGCAGAAAGAGTTGTAGCCAATTATTGTGAAACAAATGTCAATTTTGATGACTTTTTAAGGTCTGCCGGCATTTGGTTGGAACAGAAGAAAATATCTCAATACTATATTGAACGAATCATCCAAGAGGTCAGGAATCGTTATGCGGCGTAATTCACCAAACGAAGGATACATCGAAGCAATCAAGGAAAATCTTGAAGAAGAAGTCCCGGTCCCGGAGAAATATGATGGGGATATCTCCAGGGTGATTTCCACCGGGTCGACTCTTCTTGATTTGGAAATAATGGGCAAGCGGGTACGGGGCGGCGGGATTCCCGGTGGAATATTGGTGGAAATCTATGGCCCCAATTCAGGTGGGAAAACCGTTTTGATGTCGGAGATTGCCGGCGGTATCCAGCGCCAGAAAGGGAAGGTCAAGTTTTTTGATGCGGAAGCCCGCCTGAGCAAAAAGTTTGCCGAGATATTTGATTTTACCGTTGATGATTGCGAGTTCGGGGTACCAAATCAGGTAGCCGATGTCTTCTTGCCCCTTATGACCTGGAACCCCGATGGCCCGCCTTGTATCGGCCAGTATAATCGCCGTCAGAAGAAATGCCGGGAGTGCGGGGATTCGGATACCTGCTCTGATTTTGACCTCGATAATCGACCAATTAACGGCGTATTCATCGATTCCTTTGCCCAACTCTGCGGAGAATTGGAGAAGGGCGATGAGGAAATCGATAAGCGGGGATCTGCCAGGGCAAAGGAGTTCAGCCAATGGATGAGGAAACTTGCCCCGAAGATTACGGCAAATAAATGGTTGATTGTCGGCAGCAATCAGATCCGGGATAATCAAAAAGCCAAGACCGATTTTGACCCGAAATACGTAACCCCTGGTGGTAATGCTGTTCCGCATGCCGCTTCCCTTCGTTTGGAGATTTCCCCTGCAGCCAGGCTCCGGGATGAAAAGACAATCAATGGCAAAAAGGTATATGTCGAGTATGGTCATTGCTCCAAAGTCAAAATCATCAAAAATACAGTTTCTGGTCAGAAGGGTTCGGCGGAGATACAGATTGTAGTTGACTACGGCATCGATGATATTACGGCCAATCTCCAATACCTGAAAAAGTTTACTCCAGGCTCAAAATACTGGACCGGGGATAATAGTCTGGAAGATGCCATTGAAATGATTGAGCAGGATGGTCTTGAATTGGAACTGAAAGAAGCGGTCATTGATTTGTGGGAAGAGATCCAAGATAAATTCAAGAAGGATCGGAAGCCGAAAAGGAGATAATATGTCAAAGAAAATTGACTTCGAAATCCAATTCCTAAAAGAGATTGAGAAGTGCCGGAGAAAAGTCGATGCCTGTTCCGCCAATGGGATAATTGCCAAGGACTATGTTTTCAGTTTAAATGACATAATAATCCGGGCCGAGATCGCCAGCAAAGAAAGACACCATGAATCGATGTTATCCCTCTTCAATGAAATGAAAGCCCTCCGATCATGAAATATTAATGGAGAAATTATTATGAGCAGTATAGTTAGCATTTTACATTCTCTTGATTTTATTTGCCCCCATTGTGAAGAATATAATGAAATATCTGATATTGAAGTCTCGGTAATAATCCACGGAACTGATTCTGGCCGACGGAAAGACGAATGCGTATTTAACCATGAATGTGAAAGTTGTAAGGGAAAATTTAAAATTACTCCTCATATGGATATTGGTGTAGAAAAAATAAAATGAAATACCTTGCTTTTGATGTCAATTTCTTTTGTTGGCGGGGATTCCACTCAACCGGCAATATGCAATACAATGGAGTCGGGACCGGAGCTATTCAATCCTTCCTGACGGCCATCTATTTCCATTGTAAAAAGTTTGGTATTTCATCCCCACTCTTTTGTTTTGATTCCCGCAAGAACTACCGGAAAGAAATATTCCCCGGGTATAAACATAGACCGCCTGCCAGCCATAAAGAAAAACTGGAACGGAACGAAATAGTCAAGCAGATAAGTACAATCAGAACCCTTGTCCTGCCGACTATGGGATTCAAAAATATCTGCCAACAAACTGGAATTGAAGCGGATGATATTATGGCCAGGCTGGTCCGAGATAATCCCCACCAAGTAATCGTCCTGACCGGAGACGAGGATCTTTTGCAATTGGTCGATCAATGTACTTGGTATTCGCCAACGACAAAAACTTTAATGAATGAAAAAACCTTCCGGAAGAAATACGGCATTGCCCCAAGAGATTGGCGGATTGTCAAGGCCCTGGCTGGTTGCTCTTCCGATAAGATTCCCGGCATTAGTATGGTCGGGGAGAAAACGGTTTTGAAATACCTGAACGGAACCCTCAATAAAGATACAATTGTCAGCATGGTTATTGATGATGAAAAGCGAGCCATGAAAAAGAAAAATGGCATCCTCGTTAATTTACCATTCCCGAAAACGCAATCGGTTGAGATCCAGAAGGATGAATTCAGCCCGGAAGGGTTTGGGGCTATCTGCGATCTGTTTGGCCTGGAGAAGTTGGCGGAGAAAGTCGATGATTGGGAGATGATGTTTAAATAAAAGGGGAAATTATGAGGGATAAATCTTTTTATCGTATAGTTATATCGCATCGAGCCGCTGTAAAAGCACTTGAAGAAATTAATTGCGCTCTGACGGGAAATGAAAGGCCAAATTTTTATGGATATGGCTATGCCGATTATAAAGAAATTGGTGGATATGATCCCAGTATTAGAAATATGGCCGATGATATCAGAAGTTTGGTAAAAGAAGTAGAAGAATATCGAAAATTAAAAGAGGCATTAATCCCACTTTTTAAAAGATGATCAAGCAACTCAAACATTCGGAACTCCCGCAACTTCGCAACGATATTCTTCTTGACCAAGATGGCCGGTGCCCCATCTGCCGAAGACAAATAAATGAATATGAAATTTGCTTGGATCATGAGCACAAAAAGAAAGTAAAAGGGACTGGCCAGATCCGGGGGGTTCTTTGTCGGGCCTGTAATACCTTCTTGGGGAAAATGGAAAATAATTGCCGGCGATATGGAATTAGCCGAATGCGTCTGCCAAACTTCTTATCAAGGACGGCCGATTACCTGCGGGAAGACCACAAACCATTTATTCACCCAAGCGAAAAAGAAAAGTCCCCAAAATTGATGAAATCTTCGTATAATAGTCTGAAAGCAAATTATTCCGGGAAAGCAAAATTTCCTGAGTATCCAAAGTCGGGAATATTGACGGTTAAATTAAAAAGCCTTTTCCGGGAGTATGGGATCAGGCCAAAATTTTACGGGAAATAAAATGAACAGAAGACAATTCATAAAAACAT